ATGAGTAGTCAGTGCCAGTAACAGCTCCATTAACTTTAACAGCATAATCATCTGCTAGTTGAGCTGAAGCTGAAGCTTCGGAAGCTTTTGTCGTTGCAGTTCCAGCATGAGTGCTTGCAGTATCTCTTGCAGCTTCGGATGCTGTTTTCGCAGTTTCAGATGCATTCTTTGCAACAACACTAGCATCACGAGCTGTTTCGGATGCAGTCTTTGCGGTCTGAGCATCATTTTTATGTGATAATGCATTGGCTTCTGAAGTAGCAGCTTGATTTGCACTTGCAGCCGCTTCACTTGCACTAGTAGAGGCATTAGAAGCTGAAGTAGCAACTGCAACCATTTCATCAGGTGTTGCTGTAGTTTTATAAAAGGAAGATTTACTCATGAGGGTTGAAAGTCCGTATATCTATAAGCACCACTTATTGCTAAACTTGCACCAGCAAATGCTTCATCAGTTGATTGGGTTTTGATTTCTGTAAGAAAATTTTGAAAAGAAGCTTCAAAAAGTGTTTTACGTTCGTCGACGAAATAGTCAGCTAAATAACTTAATACTCCGTAAACTAGTAGGTCCTCTCCAATATCTGATATTTCATTAGTAGATGTATCCGTACTAAGAGCAGAAAATTCACCGTAATATTTTAATTCCAGGACAGTTCCACTTGAAGGAATTGGATGTAGAACAAACCTATTTGTAGCTGGCTCTCTTGTAAAAACTGTCGGAGTTCCTTCTACATTACTTAATGCTAAAAACTCACTGTATTCTAATTTTCTACAAACTGGCTGTCCTTGTGCTCTTATTGAAATAATTTCCAGGAAGTCATTTGGAATTACAAAACCATCGTATCCACCAGCAACCGTTTGCGTGGCAGTTTTTTCCATACTAGGTATTCTAAGTAATCTTTGAATGCGACTTAAAGTTTGAAATATAAATGTATCGACAAGAGCATCTGTTACATCAGTACGGTTTAATACATCTTTTATGTGAGTTCTAAGTTCACCTTTATTCATAATTAAATACTCTTATTACTTGTTAGAAATGCCTCTAGGTCCTCTTGCTTTAGTTTCTTGATAATTTCTTGGGGAGTGACAGAACCGTCATAAATATTAAAACCTTCACGCATCCATTTATCTGCAACAGCAACTGGAATTGATGCAAGCTTATGAAAGTTACCCATCTTTTCGTTTGAACTTGCTATACGTTGAGCTTTATTATTTTGTACAAATTCGTCTGGAATATTTTGTTCTTTTTTTACAAATACACCGTCAGAGTTGTGGCCTATTCGCCAATCTAAATTTTCAAATTTTTTCATAATATATACCCTCAAGTTTGTAGGTGCACTCCAGGGAGGAGAGGGCAAAAACCTGGAGTGCTCCTAAATTGTATTAGGTCAAGTTAGTAATCTGACCTTGGCTTCTGCCATTCATAACTTTCAAGCTGTATTCTCCAACTACCGCATGAGTATCGGCATCAGAAGTTTGAGCTAATAAAGTTCTAGCAAACGGTCTTAGAACACAACTACGGACGTAAGTTGGATCTATCAGAAACGCACGAGAAGTGATTTGGTGTCTGTTCAACACTGTCTTGTAAGTTCCATATGGACTTACATAAATGTCGACGACGTTAACAACTGTTTTACCAGTTCCAAAGTCTCTTTCTCTACCAGAAGAAGCAGCAAAGTTTGCCACTGTCTGAGCGTCTGCTGGTTTGATCATAAGCAGAGTTGGATTAGCTCCGTGGTTATAACACTTCTGTCCTAAAGCTAATAAGTTAGCTTCTGTAATTGGACCAGCCTGAGCACCACCAGTACCAGCGTCGCTATCAGTTTCCTGGGTGACGTCAGCATTAATGTACTGAGTGAAACTATTCATTTCTCTTGCAGTTGAACTGTTACCAGTTACCGACGCATTGTCATGACCGATATAAGCGAATTCTAAATCACGCTTAATTTCTGCCAGGACCTTTGCAAGTTGGTAGGCGGTTTCCTTCGCTCTACCGTATAATTTTATGCTATCCGCAGTTTTAGAGACAGCAAATACTTTAGAAAGTATCTGAGTTGTATTAGTCATCATTGTAGTTGGAGTTTGAGTTCCAGCTGACAATGCACCGCCTTCAACAAGTTTGTTATCGGCAGCAGCTGCTAGACTATCTTCTTGAAATTCAAATATTCTAGCGTTGACCTTCTCGGTTCGAATTGAAGAAGTAAACGGAGTATCAGTAGGTGTAATATTTGTGATTACATCACTTACGTCTTCAGCCTTACCAACTTGGTCATAAGTAGTAAAAGTAGCCATAGGGCATACCTCCTTATAGTTTAATTAAAGTTAGTTTTGCCAGCGTTCCATTAAAGCATCTGCCACAATTTCAAAATCATGCCCAGCTTCAGCCATCTTCTTATTTGCTGCTTGAGCTTTGCGACGCTTACTTTCTTCTTTAGCTATGTTCTGAGGAACAGACTTTTTAAGAACTTTAGTAGTCACTTTGCTCTTCTTTTTTACAGCTACCTTTTTACCCTCATCATAAAGGCGAGCTTTATGTATCATTTTGATGGCAACTGGATCTACGATAACGTCGACCACATCCTGGGGCATACCAGATCTAACAGCATACTCTCTTGTTTTGTCGTACAAAGAATTATTCCATCCTTCAATATCGGCAGTAAGAACTTTGATAGCTTCTTTAGCTTGTTCTTGTAATTGAGTTTTCTGTTGCTGTTGCACTTGCTTTGAAAAATTGTCAGCTTCTTCACTGATAAATTTATAATCATCGTGTGCAAACTTTGCCTCGGACCTTAGTGCTTGAAATTCCTTTTCGTCCATCTTTTGTGATGCGACATAGAAATCTATATCACTATAGGGTTTCCATCTTTCTTCAGCTCTTTTTTGAAGAGTTTCTAATGCAGAAGCATATTTAAGACCTTGGGCCTCTACTTCTTTACGCTGACTAGCGATTGCTTGAGACTTTTTAGTGATGGCAGCCTCTTGTCCATACAATCTTTTAAGGTCATTTACAGATACCTGATGGGTTTCGTCAGCAACTTTGATTTCAACCACAGCTTCGTCGGAGAGAACTTTGCTGTCCTCCGTATCTTCGTCATCCGACGTATCAGCTTCGTCTTCATCGACAGTTTCCGCTTCATCTTCATCATCAGGGTCTTCAGTTTCCTCAACTTCAGTATATTCAAGTTCGTCATCTGTTTCTTCAGGTTCAGTTGTTACCTCAGTCTCATCTTCTTGGGTATCAACTTCCTTATCCTCTTGTTCAGTAGTCTCAGATGGCTCTTCAGCGTCTGACCACTTCTTCAATAAGGCTTCTTCAGCGTCATCAGTTGTTAATGATGCTGTTGCTGGACCGTGATCTAGCACGTCCTTTAGGATGGTGCTCTCAGCCATATTAGTTTAGCTCCTTGCTATTTGTTTTTGTTTCTTGAGCTTTTTGCTCTTGTTCCATTGCAGTAATCCAGGACTGTAATGTGCCTTGAACTGCAACGATTGCTTGATAACGATGCCATGCACCTTCTCGTAATTCTTTTTGTTCTAGTTTTGTGGTTGCCCAGGTTGATATAGCTTCATCAACTAGCCAATTCATAACCTTGGTATAAGATTGATTTTTTAATAATTGGTCCGCTTGGACACCACGGTCTATTATGTCATCTTTTTCTGACATTTAACTCTCCTTAATTATTTATGCGTTTGGACTTGCGATTGCTCGAACATCTTCAGCTTGCTGAGCTATCTCTAGCTCTTTCTTATTTACTTCTTCTTTGTGTTCTTGCTGTCTTTCTCTCAAGTCTTGTTGGTCTGATTTTAATGCAGCATCAAACTCTGCTTTATCTCTTTGCATTTCGATATTAGCAGCTGTTTCTTCTGCATTTACTATTACCTTCTGTTCAGCCACAGCTGTTTGTCTTTCCTGTAACTCCATAGCTTTAGCTTGCATTTGTGCAGCCATCTGCTCTTGAGGTGAAGGCTGAGGCGGAGGTAAATCTGCTGGGTTAGTAATAAAGTCAGCAGTATTCTTAATTCCATTTTTCTCTAAAATAGACTTCATCATTTGATATCTATTTTGAGCTGTATACAATCCTTGTACACCAGGATCTTGTGACATAAGTTGATGAAGACCTAGAAGCTTCTGAGCTTCTTTTTCATTTTCTCCATAACCTAAATGCAAATCAACATGAGCATTTCTATTCTCTACCCATGTCTTTGGATTTACTTCTATCCAATTACCAGCAACGTCGACGATTTTAGTTCTGTCTTCGTTTTCGACAACTAATCTATAAACTTTCTCAAACAATGGACGTACGAATTGGTTAGCAAAATTTCTAGCTATTATCTTTTGTCTTTGCATTGATAAAGTAGCTAATTGCTCAACCATTGCTGCTGAGTTCTGTTTACTTACAGCATCTTTTGATAATCCCTGGCTAAGTCTA